AATGATAAGTTTTGGCAGTTAGTAAAAATAGCAATAGGGAAATAACAGAGGTCTTAAAAGAATAATTTTACTTGAAGTTAAATAAATTACAATTAAAGAAAATCAGAAAGAAGGTGATTAAGTGTATGTAATTCAAAGTAATATAAATCATCAAGACTTCCAAAGTCTTATGTATAAAGTAACAGACTTAACTTGGGAACAGTATAAAGAATATATGTTAAGTGATAGTTATGATAAAACATTTAAAGGAACTATGACAGGAAATACTAAACTTAAAAATTGTACATATGAAGCATTAGATATAAATGATGATTATCACCTAAGATTAAAAATAACTAGACCAGATGGGTTCAGTTATGTATCAGAATGCTATTTAGTAACAGGTGATAACTTTCAAAAATTAATTAATAACTAAGTTAAAATTGCATTAATTAGGTATTTGTAAATATCTAATGCATAAACAATAAATTACAAACAAAGACAGAGAAGTTAAGTGAGTGAGATTAGCTAATATTTAAAATTAGAGGAGAGAATACATAATGGCAAAAAGATTATTTGACAATGCAAAATTCAGTTTTATAGGGGAATTATCACATGGACAAGAACCAATGTCAACAAAAAGAATGAACGAAACATCTAAATGGTTCAAGACAAGATTAAGTGTTGGAGTTAGAGATGGTGCGAATTCTCCATTCTTAGCAATGGAACATATTCATGAGGGTGCAACTCCAAGTGAAATCAAGCTAATGACAAATGAATTTGATGATAAAGGTAAGAGAGTATACATAACAGTTCCTTATTCAGAATCAGCTAAACCTGAAACTGCTGAAAGAATTGCAGATTTCTTAAAAGTTACAATTGATTTAGAAACAGACTTTGACAAAAAAGCAGAATATACTAAGTTAATATTTAAAAGAATGAATCATGAAATTGAGAATAATAAACTACATAAGCTTGAAGAATTAACTGATGATGAAAAGAAAAAGATTGAAGCTAATAATGAAAAGATTGCAGAATATACTAAACAAATTAAGGAACTGGCAACTAATAGAGTAGAAGTACATATGAAAGATGCTATTGAGCTATTAAATAAAGCTTTACCAATATTAAAAGGTAAAAAAATTAAAGTTACAGGAACTCCTAAATGTAATTTTTATAATGGAAACAACCAATTACAATATGTACCTTCAATGATAGAAATAGTCCCAGATGAAACACCAAATCAATTAAAGTTGTGGTTTGATTTATTCTATGATAAAGATGGAGTAAATGATGATAAAAAAGAAAAGAAATTATATGTAAGTGGATATATTGGAGAAGTTAAGGATAAACAAAATAAATTATATCCAATACAAGTTGTTATGGACTATTCAAAAGTTGATGAAAATATTCCAGAACATAAAATGTTATTAGATTTACAAAGAGGTGCTTTTGAAACTCCTAATAAAAAATCAGTTTATAAGAATAATGTTGAAATAAATGTTATTAATGGAGCGGAACAAGTTGAATTTTCTATTGAATGTTTGTCGCCAAAACAAAAAACGCAAGTGCAATTAGGATTAGCTAAGTTAGAAGATTTTAAACCAAAAGGGAATGTTTATGGGGATAGAGTTCAAGAATTGAAATTCTATAGAGCAACATTAAAAGATGATTTTAAAGATGGTTCAATTGAAGTTTTCGCTATAAAAGATCTTCCAGATTATCTTGTTCAAGATGATAGTGATGTAAAGGAAGAAGATGTTAAAAAAGAAGAAGTGAAAACTGAGGAAAAGAAAGAAGAATCAACTGAGTCAGGAGACTTAATGGCAAAATTATTTGGTTAATAATTAGGAGGTTTAATTCCCCCTAATATACAATAAATAAAATAAATTAATAATAAATTTAAGGAGAGATGTAAAATGGCATTTAAGAAACCAGTAGTAACAGAGGTAAAAACAGATATTCAATCATTATCAATATATTTAAGAAGTGTAAAAAAATTCGGAAAAACAACTTTATTTAGAGATTTGGTATTAGAGAAATTCGGAGACCCACAAAAGGGAATGTTAGTTGGTTGTGGTGCTGAAATGGGTTATTCTATTTTGGATAATTTAAATGCTACACAAGTAGAAGATTGGGACGATATGGAAGAACTAAAGGATTGGTTGATTGAAGAAAAAGGAAATGAACATGATATTAGAATGGTTGCATTTGATGTTGTAGGAGAAATAGTCCCAATGGCAGAAGAAAAAATTTGCAAAATGTCAACTAAAGAAACAGGAAAGCTATGTAAATCATTTAATTCAGCTTTTGGTGGATATGGTGAACCAAGAAAGAGATTGTTAAAATTATTTAAAGATTATTTTTCAGAACTTAAAAAAGCAGGAATTATGCCTTTTGCAATAGCTCATACAAAAGTTAAGTCAATTAAAGAAAAAGGTGATGATACAGAAGGGTATAACACTTTAACATCTGATTTATCAAATGATTGTGAAGGAATTTTTGGAGATATTTTTGATTGTGTATTAACTGGTTGTATTGACAGAGATGTTAAAGATGGAAAAGTAACTTCCGAAGTAAGAAAACTTTATTTCAGAGGAAATGGATTTGTAGATGCAGGTTGCAGATTTGCCAATGATACAGTTCCAGAATACATAGTATTTGATAAACCTAATATGGCAAAAGATTTTATTACAGTATTAGAAGATGGACTAAAAAATTCAAGAACAACAAATAAATTGTCTGATAAAGAATTCAAAGCAAAACAAGTATCAGAAGTTAAAGAATTAGATAAAAAAGCAAAAGAAGTTAAAGAATCTAAAAAAGATGCTGAATTATCCGAAGATGAAAAACAAGTAATTGTTGAAGAAATTAAAAACAATTTAGCAAAAATAGACATGACAAAGCTTCAATCAATAATGAGTACATATAGTTTTAGTAATTTTAATGATGTAACAGTTATTCCAACTAAAGCTTTAAATGAAATTAAAGAATTGATTAAATAATCCTTTAAGGGAGGGAATTATCCCTTCCTTATTTAATATGAGTTATTTTATATAAATAATTGATATTAAATATTTTGAAAGGATGTGAAAATAATGGCTAGGAAGTGTAAATGCCAAATTTGTAGTAAAGAACTTACAAACGATAAAGCTTTTAAAGTAGAAATTAATGGAAGGAGGAAATATTATTGCTCAGAAGAAGAATATAATGATTATGTTAAACAACAAGATGAAAGACAACATTGTTTAGATATAGTAGCAAAATATATGAGATTAAAATTTGCTACACCATACATACAAAAAGAAATAAATAAATTAAAAGAATATTATGATTACATAGTTATTGAAAAATGTTTCAAAGAAAATGAAAGCACAATATCATGGTTTTTAGATAATAATGATAACAGTAGTGAATTTGGAAAGTGCCGTTATGTATTTACTATTATACAAAATAACATAAATAAAACTGATAAAAAACATAAAAAAGAATTAGAAGAAATGAAACAAATGTTTAAAGAAAATCAAAATAATATTGATATAGATATTATGAATATATCAGAAACTCAAACAACAAGACCAATTGCAGACATAAGTAGTTTTTTGGATTAAGAGGTGAGATGAATGGATGTTGATGTAAGAATAAAGAAGATAAAAGAAATAGAAGATAAATTGGATACTAATATTTTAAAAGCTGAAGGTATGTTATGTGGATTAATATTAAAGAATCCTGAGTCGTTATTAGACTATACAATTAATTACAAACTATTATCTGAAGACGCTGTATTTTATATAGGTATAGTTAATAAATTATTAGAAAAGAGTATTAATGTCATTGATGAAATATCTTTCAATAATGAGGCTCAAGTATTAGGAGTATATGATAAATATGAATTATTAGGTGGATATAAAACAATAAAAGAATTAATGGATATAGTTGATGTAAGAAATGCAGATGCTATTATCGAAAATTTTACAAAATGGAACTTAATAAAAAAATATAAAAGTAAAGGGATTCTTGATTTAGAAAAGCTATGGGAAAAGGTTTCTTTAATGACAAGTTCTCAAATAGTTGATTTTATAGAATATCAAATAAATGATAATGATATAGAAGTTAGTAGTGATATACAAGAAGAAACATTAGATTTAACTGAGCAAGAAATAACAGATATTATTCAAGGTTTAAATATGGGTATTAATTATGGAAAACATAGTCATATTTTAAATTATTTAACTATGGGATTACCGAAAAGTGATTTAACTATGGTAGCCTCATATACAAACGGAGGAAAATCTTCTTTTGTTTCAAATAATATTATAATACCTATATCAGAACAAAAGATAAAAACATGTATTATTTCTAATGAACAAAAAAGTATAGTGTACAAACTTTTATTACTTACATATGTATTAACAGAAAAATTAGATTACTGGAATATAAATAGAAAAAAATTAAAGAGTGGTCAATGGTCAGATGAAGATAAAAAACAAATAGCAAAAGCAAGAGAAATAATTAAAAATGAATATGCTCCATACATAAAATTCTATAAAGTTTATGATTATGATATGAAAAAAGTAAATAAAATTGCTAAGAAATTTTCTAAAATAGGTGGAGAAGTATTAATATATGATACCATGAAATATAGTGGTGAAGATGATAGTACATGGATGTCATTACTTCAAGACTCAAAGGATTTATTCCAAATTTGTTCTAAAAACAATTTAGCTGGGGTTGTTACTTTTCAACTTGCAATAAGAACCAAAAATAAAGTAAGAATAATTGATGAAAGCTTATTAAGTAATGGAACTCAAGTAGCAGAAGTATTTAGTGAAATGATTGGATTTAGAGATTTATGGGATGATGAATACGATAGTGGAGATGCAGATATAAAACCTTATAAATATAAAAAAGATGCAAATGGTAAATTTACTAAGGAGAAAGAATATTTTAAAATAACCAAAGACAGTACAAAGAAATATAAAATTTTCTTCCATTTTAAAACTAGAAATGATGATGTTGGAACACAAATATTATATGAATTTCAAGGTTATCAAAATAAATGGATTGAAAAAGGTTATTGTACTGTTGTAGGCAAAAATAGATATTAGGAGGAAACTCCAATGATTACTAAAATTAAAGACAAATTATACAATAATGAAGATGATATTCTAAAGATATTAGAAGAATTAAACTGTACATATATAAAAAAATCACATGTAAAAGAAAATCCAGTATTTAAATTTGGTCATGATAAAGAAAGCAGTGGTAATGCTAATTACATAAGAATAGACACTTTATATTATCGCTCCTTTTCTGAAAGCACACAAGGAGATATTATTATTCTTGTTGAAGATGTATTAAAGATTTCTAGAGGGGAAGCAATAAAATGGTTATCAGATAAATTAGGATTAAAATATGAATTTACTCAAAAAGAAATTAAGTTACCATTTCAAGGATTTTGGAAAGAACTATCAAAAATAAAAGATTTAAATGAAATAGATTCTCCTATATATCCAATACAAAGGAATAAAGTATTTTCTGATTATGGTGTTAGTAAAATGTTTATAGAAGACGGAATATCTGCTCTAATACAAGAGGAATTTGGAATAGGGTATTCATTAATTGATAATAGAATTACAATACCTTGGTTTGATTATAAAGGTGATTTAATAGGAATAATTGCAAGACTTAATAAAAAAGAATTAACTAAAGAAGAATACAAATATAAATATTTCCCTGAAATAGCTTTTAATAAAGGAAAACACTTATATGGCTTTTATCAAAATTATAAAGGAATATTGGAAAGCAATACTATAATAATTTGCGAAAGTGAAAAATCAGTATTAAAAGCAAGAGAATATGGCTACAAAAATGTTGTAGCTTTAGGTTGTAATACTATAACAGATATACAAGCAAAACTAATTAAATCTACTTGTTGTAATGTAATTTTAGCATTAGATGAGGGAATATCTATGGAACATTGTATAAATCAAATAAATCAATGTAAAATAGTAAATCCATTCTTTTCAAATGAATTATATATAGTAGATATGAATAGAGAAACGAACCCATTAATAACTGAAGAAAAG